TATTTCTAGTCCCATCTAATCTTAAAGTGCGCTTCATGTGAGTCTGCCACAGCCAAGACATTGGAAAGAGGTAATTTTTTATACACAAGTTCAATGGGCTCTGACCTTTCCCATCCTCCGTCGACATTATGTTGCTTATAATATACAATGTACATTATATGTAACACTATTCCCTCGCTTCGTTCCTATTGCTAAAGGGTTTTTATGAACTATGTTGTGTTTTTCGACTGCCAACAGAACAATCTATATCAACCAGTAGCCCAATTTGTTTGGTGGCTTCCTACCTCTGGGTAGTCGATCAATATGTTACGTGTGCTTCTATACGAGAGCTTTTTCCACAGCGGTATTATAAACTGGCCCGCCAACCTTATGTGTTGGAATGCTTTGCCTGTATGTATTGTTTTAGGAATGCCTGTTGCTCAACGAGCTTATATATTAAATCTGCCTATAAACAAGTATAGTTGGTTTATATATAGCTGTCAACCGATTAAATTGATTTTTTTGCCTGCATGTAATGTTCTAGCAATGCCTGTTTAAGCTTGTCTGATCCACCGACTCTAACATTAATGATACCATTATAGTAATCATCTGTTTCGAGTACTCGTCTATCAAATTGTTCCCGTGCCTCTATGTAGGACATTTCGCCCCTACCTTTACATAGGTATAATATTTCTCTTGTGAATTTGTCTGAGCCTAATGCTGCAACATCTGCGTTTAGTCTGTCACTAGATCCGTAATAGGTTTTCCAGTCACTTTCTTTTGTTCCGCGCCGCTTGTTCTTTTTGCCTTTAAGTGGTGGCTTAGTAGTTTTAAACTTTGCTAGTTTCTTGCCTATGTATTTTTGTCCTGTAGTGGTATTAGTAATAAGATAAACAAATCCTTCGTACTCGTCTGGAATACTGTCAATTATTTTATTCTTATAAGTCCACTTCATTAACAGTACTTACCGGCACTATACTATGTGCTAGTCTTTTCTGGTTTTTCTAGTAGTGACATGCTTAGTGTGTATTTCGTCCATTCTTAACTTAGATAGTTGTCTAATTTTCCTCAACCATTTTCGACTCAGTGCGTGTGTGCGCACCGAGTTTCTAGCTTCAAACTTCTCGTTTGCTTTAAAATATTCTAAGTAAGCTTGTGTTAGCTTATCATGTATATCGTCGTCTGTCATTCTATAATATCAATATCGTTTTCATAACTAGTAAAGCCATTTTCTTTTACTACTTTCATTACATGATTAACTCTTCCGATTAGTTCGTCCTTGTGAGAGATAAGATAAACATTCTTGTCACCTTCTCTGCCCATCTTCTTAAGAACACCTAACGCACTTTCAACACCTGCTGTATCCATGCCACTGTCGATAAGTTCGTCAATAAACATTAAGTTAATCTTTTGATATAAGCTTTCCCAAACATCACGGAATGCAAAGCTCATACCTAAGATAAGTCTGTTACGTTCTCCACGTGATAAGTTATCAAAGTCTAAATCTTGTCCTAGTTGTTGTATTTCAACAGCAAGGTCATTTTGGAATACAACTTGATGCGGTAATCCTAGTTTGTCAAGATAGTAAGACAATCTATTGTTAAGGTACATCAAGTTTTGATCAATAATCTTCTTACGAATAAAGCTATCTTTGTTTGTAAGTAACTTTAACAGAAAGTCTTGATGCTCTTTAAACTCAGTAAGATCGTTTACTGGTGTCCAGTTAATTTCTTGCATTGCTGTATTGTTTAATTGATCAATCTGTGTCTGATACGGATCAGTGTCTTCTAGTTTGTTAGCTAATGTTTGATTTAAGCTATCAACATTCTGTCTATGATCGTATGCTTCTTTTGCACTATCATAGAACGTATTAGGCCTACCGTTAATATCACCGATCTTTTCAAGTTCTTTCATTACCTCAACCACTTTACCTGCAATTTCTTGATGATAGGTAGTTGCATCAAGTAGTTCTTTAGATTTACGTTCTGCAATCTCTGCTTTTTTATCTGCATGTAACTCTTGTCCACATGTATAACACGTTGCATCATCTAAATCTGCGATGTCTTTTTGTGCTTTTTCAACACTCCTGTCTGCACGTACTAGTGCCGGCTCTAATGTGCTTAATTCTTTTTTAAGAGCCATAATAGCGTTGTTATGCTGCGTCCAATTAGATAGTTTTTCATGAGAGTCTAGCTCAGCATCAATGTCTACCTTCTCTAATTCTGTAATACCTGACTGCAATTTAACACAGTCTTGCTCTTTTTTAGATAGCCAAGCACGTTGTGTTCTACTTAAACTATCAATAGTTGTTTGAATCTTTTCATTTGCACTTTGGATAGCATTAATCTTGAGTGTTTCTTCAGTAATTGCATCTTTAGTTTTCTTAGTCTGCTCTTTTAGAGAATCAGCCTTTTCACTAAGGATAGTAATACCAAGTAACTGTTCAATGATAGCACGTTGATCGTTTTGTCGCATACTCAAGAAAGGTTCAGTGTATGTGTTTAATGCAACGATGTGCTTAAACATATCATGACTCATATCTAATAAGTCGTTAATAAACTCCTGCGTCTTACGGCTGTCGCCTTGCGATTCGTCTGTTATCTCTTGTTCTTGATCGTTTACATAAAACTTTAATAAGTTAGGTCCACGGCCACGTTCGACTCTATAATCTACATTATTCTTTTCAAAGTGTAGAGTAACTAACATACCTTTGCTATTAGTTTTATTAATTAAATTGTTTGCTCTAATATTTGTAAGAGCTTTGCCGTACAATGCATACGATAGTGCATTAATAATTGTAGTCTTACCTGTACCGTTGCGTGATCCGCTGTCATCGCCGCCTTGATCTAAATTTTCACCTAGTACAAGTGTTAGTTGCTCACGATTAAAGTTTACTGCCTGGGTCTGATTGCCCACACTCATAAAGTTGCGTACTGTTAGATCTTTAATTTTTATCATAGCTCGTTATAAATGTCCATTAGCATCTTCTTGTTGAAGCTGTCTGAGTCGATTGCGGCAATTTCGCCAGCAACAATTTGATCGACACTTTCAAATTGCTGAATATCTAGTTGTGTATTAATTTCTTCTAGTGACTTTTGAGGAATTAAGCTAATCTCACGACAGTTGTAAGTATTAATAAATGTCTCTTTAATAAAGCTAGCTTCTTCATAACTAATAGGTAAGTCTAAGTTAACACGCAAATACATATTAGGTTTAATAAATGTATCTGCTTCGTCAATAAGTCGACTTAGATTGATTGTACGATACTTAGGACATTGTGGCCAGTCAATATAAACTGGCTCTTTGTCGTTTTCTCTATCAAGAATCATCATACCACGTGCATCATCCCACGCATCTGCATAATTGTGCGGAAATGCATTACCTAAGTAATGTACTACGCCCTGTTGCTGACGTTTGTGGAAGTGTCCACTAAAAACATAAGACTGATTAGTAAAGTCCTCTGCTCTGAGCTCTCCGTGGTCGGGCATTTGTACCATAGCGTTCATATAGAAGCTAGGCAACTCAAAATGCCCAAATATGTATTTGCTTTTTAAGTTTCTAAGTTTCTTCCATTCGTCACCTACAAGCCAAGGCACAATGGTTACGTCTTCGATTGTAGTTATTTCGTCTACAAACGTGATACCTGGAATGTGTTTTGCAAAAGCAGTACTGTTAACGTCACGCTTGTCTTTATAATACAAGTCGTGATTGCCATCAAAGAAGAAGAACTGCTCAAATGCAGCCCCTAACTTTTCCATACATCGGATTGTTGCATCCATTGTAGTTAAGTTTAACGAATTTCTGTTATGATGCCAATCGCCGCAAAAGATACCAGTCTCGCAACCGGCGTCTTTTGCTTGGTCGATATACCAATCAATAAAGTCTTCACAGTCTTGATTGTGTACTTTACTATTGCCTTTTAGTCCAAAGTGGATGTCTGTAAACACCGCTGCTTTTTTAAACAAGAGTACTTCTCCATAAATTTATATACTTTTAAAGTATACAGGATTTTTAGAATAATGTCAACCGATTAATCAGGAATACTAGAGCTATTTCTTAACAAGGAAGCTTCCCATTCAGCATTACCTGTTCGAGTGTGACTAGGACTCATGCCGTTCTGTTCAAGAATGTCATCTCTAATGTTTTGATTACGTTTTTCTATGTTAATGACACGCACAAAACTATTAGTAACGGCAGCAGTGTAATATGCAAATGGATTGTTTGACTTAGATTCGTCAAACTGTAAACCAATCTGTGCTAATTGTAGTATTGCTTGTCCGCGCATTTCGTCATTGTAGGTGTAACCACGTACATTGCCTCTTGTAGCATAACGATCGCATAGTTTCATCCACATCATAGCAAGCTTGTTAGTTGCTTTACCGTGCTTGTGACTAAAGTTACCGTTTTCCATGCCACCTTCCCAATGACTCTTGCCTACACATTGTAAATTACCTTCGTCATCAAACTTATAATGCTTAAACGGAGGAAAATTTAATTTTACTTTGTAGTCTGCAGGTGTTTTGGGATTCTTTTTACGTCCAGGCTCTTCTGGAATATGATCAAACGTCATTACACGGAATACTAATTCTTCCTTAGTAATTGTTTTATAATCTATTTCGCATTCTGCTTGTTTAACTTTTTGTCCAGCTGCTTTGCGAGCAGCATAGTCAGCATCGCCTAAGCGTTTTGCTTTATTGCGTTTAGCTTCAGCTATCGTTCTGATGTTAATTTTTTCAACATCTAACAAAATGATGTCAAATTGGTGATAATCTGATGAAATGTAACTATTGTATGTATTTTTAGACTTATGTATTTCAGACAATATGTCTTTGTTGTTGAGATAATTTACTCTTTTCATTACAACTCCTTATAGATGTATTTAACTACTATTATAATATACTCTGTTAATAAAGTCAACTAAATAATGTATAGGAGAACATAATGTCATTTAGAAGAGTGTTAAACACTGTATCACAAACTGCTAACACAGTTTCAACTGGATTAAGGACTACCCAACGTCTTGCTTCGGATATCCAATCCGGCAATATCGGTAGGACACTAAGAACAACAAGGTCTTTACTTGGATTAATTAACGGTACAAGTAACGGCGAAATGACACAGGCAAACTTTCCTAGTGCAGGAGACTGGCGTGTTAGGTTATCTATGCCATCACATCCTGCATATTCTGCTAGTCCGTTGCTAGCGCCACTAGAAGGCACAAATGGCTTAGTGTGGCCATATACTCCTACAGTGAACATAGTACACAGTGCTAACTATAATGCAATATCTCCAACACATACTAACTATTCGACCCAAGCATATAAAAATAGTACTGTAGATCAGATCACAGTATCGGGACAGTTTTTTAATGAAACTGAAGAAGAAGCAAAATATTGGCTTGGTATGTTACAATATTTAAGAAGTGTTACAAAGATGGCATATGGTCAAGGCAATGGAGACCTACAAGGTGCTCCTCCTCCTGTGCTTAGATTTAGCGGCTATGGTGATTATGTGTTTAACGGTGTTCCGGTAGTTGTAAGTAACTTTACTCTTGATTTATCTCCTGATACTGATTATATAAGTGTTAATGTTGGCGGTTCAACTTCTGCACTTAGTTCGAGCATCCAAGCACTTAACAAAACAGGTGCACAAATACCCGGCGCTCAGAACGGAAATGTGCATGTGCCAGTACAAAGCTTAGTTAGTGTAACATTAGTACCTACATACAGTAGAAGAGAACAAGAAAAGTTTAACCTTAAAGACTTTGTTAGTGGAAGCCTTGTTAAAGGCGGAGGTTATATATAAAATGGCAAAATACAATCAATCTAGTCCTTGGGCAAATACTAATTTTAGCTCAGGAAATTATTTGTCAACTTTTCAAATTAGGACAATTCCTGCAGAAGCAGATGATGTAGTTTATGAATTAGAACCGCAATACATATATAGACCTGATTTATTGTCGTATGATATTTACGGCACACCGAAATTATGGTGGGTATTTGCACAGCGTAATTTGGATATATTACAAGATCCGGTTTTTGATTTTATTCCAGGAGTAAAGATTTATCTACCTAAAAAAGATAACTTACTAAGAGCGTTAGGAGTTTAAAATGGCAAGACCAACGGTTGATAATCTCCTTGAGGGCATCAATAAAGTTGAACGTGGAGTTCAGCGTATTGAAGAAGCACAGCAAACATGGAATGATGCAGTACAAACTGTCAACGAAGTTAAGCAACTAGGCAATAACATTGCCCGTGCAACCAAAGCAATAGTGTCAGATGCAAAGTCGTTGTTAAGCGGTGATTTATTTTCCGGCGGAGCAACTTCAAGTTCAGCAGATGCTAATTTCTTTCCAAGTGCCCAGGACAATGAGCTAGAACAATTTAGAACTTTTAACTGTATATTTGAAATAAGTTGTTTGTCTCAAGCACAGTTTAATAATCCACTTGCTGGATATAGATCTACTAAACCGTCTCAGGTTATTTTAAGAAGCGGCGGCGGAGCAAATCCAAAGACTGTTACTGATTGGGAAGGTAATGGCAAAGTAGAATACTTCATGGATAACCTTGAACTAAACACTATAATGGCTAACACCTCAGCAACTGGCACAACAAATGCAACAGGCATAAAATTTGAAGTTACTGAACCTTTATCTATGGGGCTATTCTTACAGTCTCTTAGAAATGCAGCATTGGCACAGGGCTACGTAAATTATTTAGAAGCAGTTTATTTGTTAACTATTGAATTTATTGGAAATACTGATAGCGACACTCCTGTTAATTTATCAGGTGCTAAACGATATATTCCTATGCAACTTTATGATGCAAAGATGAGAGTAAATGAAGGCGGCACAACATATGCTGTAAGCGCAGTTCCTTACAACCATGTAACAGTTTCTGATCAAGTCAATCAAACTAGAACTACAATTAATATTTCCGGACCTGAAGAAGGCGAAGGCTCTGTTTTAGAAATGTTACAAAAAGGCGACAAAAGTCTTACTGCTGTTATGAACAAAATATTTTCTGACAGAGTCAAAGAACAGAACAATGCAGTTAAAGAAGAAATATTTGTAGTATTTCCTAAAGAAGCTTCGGCAGCAGCATCTACTGGTTCAACAAGTGCTGCATCATTGACTGATAGTTTTTCTACAGCAACAGCATCAATGAATCAATTATCAGGAGCAGTTTCGCAAGCAGCCGGAGTAGTTGGTACCGCAGTTGGAGACGTCCGGAGTGCCTTAGGACAATTTGGTGCAAGTTCGTCTGCTATTAATAACTTACAGCAAGATTTAGCCAACGCTTCACAGATTGCTAATAGTGCAATTGATACAATAAATCAAATACAAAATTTATCATCTCTAGGAAGCTCAGTGCTTGCTAGTGCAATAGGTAAACTATCAGGAGCGATGCCTAGCTTTGCTTCCTTAGGAGATTTCCAAGAACGTATTTCAATTGGTTCTAACACAGTTTCGGAAACTCAAGCTAGGGGAGACGGATTGCAAATAGGCGGCGTGCAAACTAGTAGAGAAGGCGAAGCAGAAAGTTTAGTGCAGCCAGCAGACTCTGTAAACGATATAGGCAATTCGTCGATGTTATTTGAGCAAGGTTCTCCTGGAACAAGTCCTAACCCGCAAGTTAGTGCAGAAGAAGCACTTAACGAAGACACTGGCGAAATTAATAGAACTGCAAACACTATTTCTGCTACCCAACGTCAATTTAGTTTTCCTGCAAATACAAAAGTAACAAAAATTATTGAAGAAGTAATACTAGCTAGTGAATATGGCCAGACATTGAATAATCGTGTTGATGATCAAGGAATGGTCGAGTGGTTTACTATTGATCCGCAATTATATATAATCGGCGATGCAAGAGATGTTGCAAGCGGCGGCATGGCAAAAATATATGTCTATAGAGTGTTACCAATGAAAGTGCATTCTAGTCAATTTGCACCTCCAACTGCTCCAGGCGCAGGTTATTCAAAAATTGCAAATCAAGTATATAAAGTATACAATTACATTTATACAGGAAAAAATAAAAATATATTAGATTTTGATATTGAATTTAATATGGCATTTGTTGATACTGTTAATCAGGGAGTTAACAATGCAGACACTGGCCGTGGACAAATAACTGAGCCAGACGTTGACAGAGTAGAACAAGCTACTGCTGGAACAGGAAATGCCGATGCAGGAACAACTAGAATTTCTACATCATCAGAATATGGATCAGCTAATGCAGTCGGCGGCGTTGAAGTAGAAACAGCACCGATTAGAAATGCAAGACAGTTTCATGATGCTATCTTAAATGGACAAGGAGATATGGTCCAACTTACTATGACAATATTAGGAGATCCTTATTTCTTGTCAGATACTGGTATGGGCAACTATACTGCCGACCTAGGACCTTATACAACTGTAACAGCAGACGGCACCATGGATTTTCAACGTACTGAAATTGATATTGCTGTTAACTTTAGAACGCCCTTAGATTACGGATCTGATGGATTTATTGAAATGTTAGACGACACTATTCCTGTGTCGCCGTTTAGTGGATTGTATAAAGTTGTTTCAGTTAGGAATACTTTTCAAGGCGGTGAATTTAGACAAGAACTTGAATTAGTAAGGCGTAGAAACCAAGATGCCGACTTGTCTTCGTCAACAGGAACCGCACAGCTATTAACAGAACCAACAGAACAACCTAACCAGACACTACAAGTTACTGAAGGAGGACCACCGTAATGAGTGGAAACTTAACTAGAACTGCCGGATCAAAAGGTTCGATAGGGCAAGGTCCGTGGAGAGCTAAAGTTATTAAGCATCTTGATCCTAGCTATATGGGAAAGCTTACTGTAAGTTTAAAGAAAAATACTACAGGCAGCGATAACCCTGGCACAGAAGAAACTACAGTAACAGCAAGTTACTTGAGTCCTTTTTATGGAGCAACTGGCAAACAGCATCTAACAGAAAATAAAGATTATAACAGTACTCAGCAAAGTTACGGATTCTGGATGATACCGCCTGATGCAGGATCGGATGTTTTAGTAATTGCACTTGAAGGAAATGCTAAAGAGTATTTTTGGATAGGCTGTGTACAAGACGACTTTATAAACATGCAAGTACCCGGAGTTGCTCCCGCAACTGATACTCGTTGGAAAGATGACGAACCAGGTGATATTACAGGATCGAGATTGCCGACAGGTGAAATTAATACATTACTTGAAGACAACAAACCTAATGCAGATGCAACAAAAACAAAACGTCCGTTTCATCCACACCAAGCTGCATTTTTAAAAGAACAAGGTTTGCTTGACGATTGGATACGAGGTACAACTACTTCCAGTGCTAGGAGAGAAGCACCTAGTATGGTATTCGGCGTTAGTTCTCCAGGGCCGTTAGATAAGACAGGTCCAAAAGGTCCGTACGGAAGTAAGACAGATAATGTTATGCGCCACCGAGTTAGATTAGGCGGTACTAGCCTAGTAATGGACGACGGAGATGCTAGCTTGGTTAGACAAGCTCCTGCAGGCGAAGCAGCTCCTGAATATAAGCCAGAAGGCACTACTAATATTCCGGCTAATGAAATGTTTAGAGTGCGTACTAGAACAGGTCATCAAATATTATTACATAACAGTGAAGACTTAATTTATATCGGAAATGCCAGAGGCACTAGTTGGATTGAAATGACATCTAATGGTAAAATTGATATCTATGCACAGGACAGTGTTAGCATCCATACAGACAATGACTTTAACTTTAATGCAGGACGAGATGTTAATATCAATGCAGGCAATAACGTTAATATTAGTTCTGGAAACAATACAAATGTAACTGCACCAACTAGTATTAATTTAGATTCTCCAGACACAAATGCAATAAACGTAGATGCAACTGGTAATATAATAGTAGGCGGAAACGTAAATGCAGGCTCGTTAGATGCAGGTAGTGTTAATGGTACTGCTGCTGGTTCATCTTGGACAGACTTACCAGGGTCAGATGATCAAATACTAGGATCATTTAGTGCCGGATCAGCAACAGAACCAACAGTAGCTAGTAAGCCTATTAGAGTACCAGCACACGAACCTTGGCCAGGACATGAGAATTTAAATCCTACTGAATTTACTCCTGATAAGACAGAAGCAGTAGAAAAACCAGAAGAATCAACACCAGCAGCATTTCCTAGTATACCTGATACATTTGGTAGAAATTAAGATCTAGGCGTTTGTAAGAGAGTATAAATATAGTATGGCAGATCAAAGATTATATAACGACATAGTGGTTAAAAATAACCGAGTGCAATCGTCTCCTGTGAAGAGCAGGGCATACAGAGGATTGTCAACAGTTGGCAAGTCTGTAGGCAATACTGTAGCATACGACTTAGAACTTATCAAACAAGATTTAATAAATCACTTGCATATTAGACAAGGTGAAAAACTTGAAAATCCAGAGTTTGGAACTATTGTTTGGGACTTGCTTTTTGAACCTTTGACAGAAAGTCTTAAAGAAGCTGTTGCAAAAAATATTACCGAAATAGTAAACTACGACCCACGAGTACAAGTAGAGCGTATTGTAGTTGACGAGTACGAAGCCGGCATAATTATCGAATGTGAACTTACTTATTTGCCTTATAATATTACAGAACAATTAGTATTTAAATTTGACGAAGCGAACGGCTTACTAGATTAAATACGCACTTTTCTAAAAGTAATAAATACATTTACATAAAGTTTAAGGCGGAAAACACATGTCAAGTACAAACAGACAAAACAGATTATTGGTTGCAGAAGATTGGAAAAGAATCTATCAGAGCTACCAAAATGCAGATTTTAAGTCATACGATTTTGATAATCTAAGAAGATCGATGATTAACTATCTTCGCAAAAATTATGCAGAAGATTTTAACGATTATATCGAATCTAGTGAGTATCTTGCACTTATTGACCTAATTGCTTTCCTTGGACAGAACTTGTCATTCCGCATTGACTTGAACGCAAGAGAAAACTTTTTAGAACTAGCAGAGCGCAGAGAAAGTGTATTGCGTATTGCTAGAATGTTGTCTTATAATCCTAAACGCAATCAAGCAGCAAACGGCTTACTGCGTATTAGTACAGTAAAAACTACTGAAGGTGTGTACGATAATAATGGTACTAATTTAAGTAATGTTACAATAGAATGGAATGATAGTTCTAATCCAGATTGGTATGAGCAATTTACTAAAGTATTAAACTCAGCATTAACAAAACGTAACCAAATTGGAACACCAATACAACAAGGAGCAGTAGGCACAGTTGCTACTAGTGTGTACAAGCTTAATTCTAATTCAAAGACTGTGCCAGTATACGGATTTACTAAAAATATTGATGGTAGAAATTTAAACTTTGAAGTTACAAGTTGTAAAATTGACGACTCTAGTATTATTGAAGAAGCGCCGCTTCCAGGAAACAATCTAAGTCTATTGTATAGAGACGATGGCGCTGGATCAGGAAGTGCAAATTCAGGCTTCTTCTGCCACTTCCGTCAGGGCACTTTACAAAATGCTAATTTTATAGTTGACACTCCTAGTAACAACCAAGTAGTTGCTCTTGACGTAGAAAATATAAACAACGAAGATTTATGGCTATATCAACTTGACTCAAACAACAGCGAGCAAAGTATATGGACCAAAGTAGATACTGTAGAAGGCAACAATGTTGTATATAATTCTGTAAGTAAAAATGTAAGAAATATTTATTTCCCTCAGACTAGACTGGGCGACAGAGTAAACCTAGTGTTTAGTGATGGTACATTTGGTAATTTGCCTAAGGGCTCCTTCCGTTCGTATTATCGTGTTTCTAAAAATGCAGCTTATACAATTTCTCCTCGTAATATAAGAAATGTTTCTATAAATATTCCTTATATTAACTCTGCTGGAAAAGTCGAAACACTTAGTATTAATTTAGAATTAACAACAACAGTAAATAATGCAGCAGAAACTGAATCAAACGATAACATTAAAGTTAACGCTCCTGCATTATACTATACTCAAAATAGAATGATTACAGCAGAAGACTACAATATTGCCCCGCTAGCAATTAGTCAAGATATTGTAAAGACAAAAGCAGTTAACAGAGTTGCAAGTGGATTTAGTAGATATTTTGACTTAATTGATTATACAGGAAAGTATTCAAGTACAAATATCTTTGCTAATGACGGTGTTATATATAGAGAAGAATTTTTAGAAAAAACTGAATTTAGTTTTAATAATAAAACTGAAGTTGAAAATGTTATCTACAATACTATTACTCCGATAATTAGAGGCGAAACACTGCGTAACTATTATTATAAGAATTTTGCACAAATTGATATGATATCTTATAATACACAATTTACTCGAGTAACTTCAGAAACTAATTTATCAACAGGATACTTTGTTAATACCAACGACAGCAGTCTTTATAAAGTAGGCGTAGCTTATACCGGTGGTAACTTTAAGTTTATTCAGCCCGGCGCAATGTGTAAATTTATTGCTCCTACAGGCTATTACTTTGTGAAAGACACTAATGAGCTAAAGCTAGGCGATATGAGTGCTCAAGGATCAACTAATTATATCTGGACAAAGGTAGTAAGTGTATTAGGCGATGGCACTGCTAATGGCACTGGAATCTCTAGCAGCGAAGGTGTTATTAAGTTTAGCGACAATATACCTACTACTGCAATACTAGAAAAAATAATACCAAAATTATCACAAGGCTTAATAACAGATATTTCTAATAGAGCAATTGATTTGATATTTGCATATAAGTCTTTTGGACTAAGATATGACCTAAATACAGCTACTTGGAAAATCATAACAAGTGATAATTTAAATGTTAATGATGGATTTAACTTGGCAAAATCAGGTGATAATGCAAATCAAAATCTTGACTCTAGTTGGTTAATATTATTTGAAACCAATGGCGAAAAATACAATGTAACTTATAGAAATTTAAGATATATATTTGAAAGCGAAGCTGAAACAAGATTCTTCTACGATAGTACAGATAAAGTTTATGATAACAAAACTGGAAAAGTTGTAAAAGACAAGATCAGAGTATTAAACATCAACAATCAAGTAGACGAATTACTTCCGTATACTAAAGACATTGATTGGGAGATTATTGCAGAATATAAAGAGCCGACTGGATATATTGATACGAAGAAAATACAAGTAACATTCCTTGATAATGATAGCGATGGGGTAGTAGATGATCCTGATCTATTCGACTTGTTAGTTGCTCCTGATGTTAACGTGTTGTCTAAGTATGTAGTTCAAAAGCGTACTACTAACATCGATAATGTAGAAGAATGGAAATTTATAGATCTTACTAGTGAAAACATTTTAGTATTAGATAGCGAAGCTAGTGTGCAAAATGTAACATTATATCCTAATGGACAATTATTTTATTTTACTAGCCTAAATGCATTTAAAACTCTAAACACTGTAAATGCAAAATATACAATTAATAATAACTATAGAGCATTTTTAGGAAGAAAGGGACTAAAGTTCCATTATATTCACACTGCTGATTATAACCAAAGAATTGATCCAAGTGCAAGTAATATTGTTGATGTTTATATGTTAACTAGAAATTACGATGTTCAATTTACTAGATGGTTAAAAGGACTAGATTCAGTAAAGCCACTTCCGCCGAGTACTAATCAAATGTTCTTTGATTACGGAAAGCAATTAAACAATATTAAATCAATTAGTGATGAAATTGTATATCATCCTGTAAATTATAAAGTGTTGTTTGGCGACAAGGCAGAGTCGGCATTACAAGCTACTATTAAAGTAGTTAAAAATAATGAAGTTGTTGTAAGCGACAACGATATTAAAACACGCATTGTTATTGCAATTGACGAGTTCTTTGATCTACAAAATTGGGACTTTGGAGATACATTTTATTGGAGTGAATTAAGTTCGTTTATTACATACAACTTAGCACCTGATATTGTTAGTATAGTAATTGTACCAGATGCTGCAACGAGTGCATTTGGGTCAATTTTCCAAGTAAACAGCGAAAGCAATGAAATATTTAAGAGTGGTGCAACAGTGAGCGATATTGAAATTATAGACGAAATTACAGAAGCAAAACTTAAAGCAAGCGGTACGATAACTTATGCATCAAACTCTACAGTTGGCATAAGTTCAGCATCATTTAACGGAGGCAGTCAATAATGGCTAAGGATCAAGAAGAAATTAATCTACCGGGAACTAACCCAAGCAATCGAAAAACTTCTGTAGACTTGTTACCTAAATATTTTAGAACTGATGCAAACAAGAAATTTCTAGCAGCTACATTAGATCCGTTAATACAAGATGGTGTTATTGATAAGTTAAATGGATATCTTGGAAGAAAGACTTCTAAAGCGTTTTCAGTAACCGATAACTATATTCCCGATATTACAGATGATAGAGAAAATTATCAACTTGAACCTGCATTAGTTGTAAAAGACAACAACCAGAACACAACGTTCTATAAAGATTATAATGATTATGTTAATCAACTTCGAGCATACGGCGGCAATGTCGATAATCACAGTCGACTTAACACCCAGGAATTTTATTCTTTAGATCCAAGAGTTGACTGGGACAAGCTAACAAATTACAGAGAGTATTATTGGTTATCTCAAGGTCCGTCAACTATTAGTATTGCAGGACAAGAAAAGGGCATAACAAGTACATACGGTGTACAGCTTGTTAACGATGGCGACAATAATGCTTATGTATTAAGTCCTGATGGATTAACTAGAAATCCTACTATTAAGCTTTACCGTGGACAAACTTATAATTTCGAAGTTGATCAAAAAAACAATCCATTTGCTATTAAGACTAAAAAAGTTAAATCTGGATTTGATTTTAATGACGGAGTAACAAATAACGGAGCCGAAAAAGGTGTAGTATCTATTACTATTACACAAAATACACCTGACATATTACACTATGTAAACTTAAATGACTTATCTGCGTCTGGTTTAATACAAGTACTATCTATAGACGAAAATACAAAAATTGATGTAGACAATGAAATAATTGGCAAAAAACAATATCAATTAAAGTCAGGACATTATTTAAGTAACGGTATGAAGATTGATTTTGTTGGCGATGTAACACCGTCGACATATGCTGACGGTAATTGGTATGTTGAAGGTGTGGGCAAAGAAATTGTCTTAATAAGTGAACAGACACTAGAGACTTTATATCCAACACAAACTATAACAGAATTGCAATTTGATGATGTAGGGTTTGATGTCACGCCGTTTGATCAGACTTCGGATAAAGCTAAAGATTATATTACTATTAATAGATCAGCGTATGACGGCAATCAATGGTCTCGTGCAAATAGATGGTTCCATAAAGATGTAATAGAAACTAGTTTTGAGATATCAGGTCTAGCACCAGTAATTGATCAAAGCGCTCGCGCAAACCGTCCAATTATTGAATTTATCCCAGGACTTCAACTATTTAATAATGGATGGAATCGAATCCAAGACGTTGATCTTGTTGATACAGTTACTACTGATATTATGAGTCAAATTGAAGGTACTACAGGCTACTATGTTGACAATATAAATCTTGTTGCTGGAATGCGTGTAATCTTCACAGCTGATAATGATTTACTTATTAAGGATAAGGTCTTTACAGTTAAGTTTGTAAGATTTAATAATGATACTATTATTACACTTGTTCCTGATGCAATACCAGTAAGCTCAGGCAGCACGTTAGTAATTAAATCAGGAAACAAAAACCAAGGTAAGCAATACTGGTTTAACGGAAATATTTGGACTTCAGCTCAACAAAAAGAAGATGTTAACCAGCCACCGTTATTTGATTTATATGACAGTAATAGTGTATCGTTAAGCGATCCAACAGTATACGGTTCTACTGAGTTTGTTGGAAACAAGGTATTTTCTTATAGAGAAGGTACAGGAACAGCAGATACAGTATTAGGATTTCCTATAACTTATCTAAATATTTCAAATATCGGAGATATTGTTTTTGACTGTGATTTGTTAACAGACACGTATAACTATAATATTAATGAAAAGAAATATTCAATCATTGCTAAAGATTCATTCTTAAAAGTTTACAACCGCATAGGAGGCTTTGGTTACCATAGTGCTTGGGAACGTGCAATTACTGACAGTAAGCAATTTGTTATTAGACATTTTATTGCAGATCTAAATAGAAACAATTTTGAAATTGATGTTTATAATAAAGCAGCAAGTATTACAGATTTAGAAATACAAGTATTTGTAAACAACAAGATAGTTTATAATTATGAGCTAGTAACACAAAACGATCAATTGTTTATTAATTTTATAACAGACTTAGTAGAAAACGATAGTGTAATAATTAAAACCCACACAGCTACTAATAATAAAAATAAAAATGGATATTATGAATTTCCGTTAAACTTGCAAAATAATCCAAATAACGAAGATCCACAAACAATTACTCTTGGAGAAATATTAGATCACGTTGAAACTATTGTAAATAATAGTCCTGAAGTGACTGGAGATTTTCCCGGAACTACAAATCTTAGAGATGTAGGCAATGCTAGTAAATATGGTTCACGATTTGTAAAACATTCTGGACCGATTAATATTGCACTTTATCACTTAACAAATAAAGATACTAATATTATCAAAGCACTTGATAATGCTGCAAAAAGTTATGATAAGTTTCAAAAGTCTTTCTTAGATTATATTACAAATAACAGTACCGATAGTACTGTTAACTTAGCAGTTGATCAAATATTAAATGAATTACTTAGTGACACTGACGAAACACAAAGTTGGTATAATAGCGGTATGGTTCCGTTTAGAGCGTTTAATGAAATAGAACATATTGTAATAGATGCATCATTTAGTTTATATGGTATTACAGAAATGTACGAACCTTATAAACACCAAGACAAGGCTTTATTAGTTTACATTAACGACTTTCAAATTACATTAGGCGATGATTATGAATTTATAAATGATAATTTTGTAAAAATTAATATTGATATACAGCCAGGCGATGTAATTAAAATTAGAGAATACGAAACATTAGTGGGTAATTACATTCCGCCAACTCCTGCTAAACTTGGATTGCTTCCAAAATATAAACCGTCAATATATGTCGATTCGACATTGCAAGAACCTGCCAGTGTAATTCAAGGACACGACGGTAGTATTATCCGTGCATTTGACGATTACCGAGATGATTTAATATTAGAACTAGAGCGTCGAATCTTCAACAATATTAAAGTTGAATACACTGATGAATTAATCAACTTCTTTGAATTTAAACCAGGCGGCTATAGAAAAACTGATTACCAGTTACCAGAAGTAAACAATATACTGCGTCCGTTATTTTTAAAATGGCATAAGAATTTAAATGTTTCTTATACTGATAATTCTTGGTACGAAACTGGTAATGCATGGAACAATAATTATACTACTGGAAGCTTTGGTTCAAAGCCTTTACCTGGACATTGGAGAGGCATTTATAATTACTGGTACGACACTGATAGACCTCATATTACTCCTTGGGAAATGCTAGGGTTTAGTATAGAGCCAACTTGGTGGGTAGATACATACGGTCCAGCACCGTATACTAGTGAAAACTTAATTCTTTGGAATGACCTGCAAGACGGCCGTATTAAAGAACCAGGTGCAGAAAGAATTGATACTAATTTCAGTAGACCTCAATTAATGGATATTATTCCAGTAGATCAATATGGTAATTTAATAGATCCAATTGCTAGTAATATTGCACAGAATTATGACACACTAGCATTTGCAGATAATTTTAATTTTGGTGATTATGGTCCTGTTGAAAATGCTTGGCGTAGATCGAGTGGATACAGATTCTCTTTATTATGTGCTTGGCTACTTACTAAGCCTGCACAAGTATTTGGAGTTTATTTAGACCGTGCTCACACTAGTCGAGATATAAGCGGAATTATTAAATATGCAGGCGAATTTCCTACTCTATCTGGATTGTCAAATAAAGTATCAAACACAGTTCTAGCAAGCGGACTGATTGACTATGTTAACAATTGGCTTTATCAATCAGGGTCATCTTTTATTAATAATTATATATTTAATTTAGCTAATGCATCTAACCAATTAGGTGCAAAGTTAGCAGGTTATACAGAAAAACAGAAATTTAGATTAATACTTGATAGTCGTACACCTTTAAATGAGGGTAATGTATTTGTTCCAGACGAAAATTATGAAGTAGTTTTAAACACTAGTAGTCCTGTTGAAGTATTATCTTATAGCGGTGCTATTATTGAAAAGGCATCTAATGGATTTATATTAAAAGGTTACGATCAGAAGTTTCCTTTCTTTAATTATAAACCGATTATTACTTCACAGAGTGATAGCAAAATTGTTATTGGCGCTGTAAGTGAGGGGTATATGACATGGGCTGAAGAGCGCACCTACATAAAAGGAAAAATTGTACAATATAACTCAGTTTATTACAGATGTAGAGAAGATCACTTGAGTACTACTGAGTTTGATGTAGATAAGTTTTCAAAATTAGCATCCTTACCAACAATTGGCGGCAGAGATTATTTCCATAGAACGCTATTTTCAGATTCATACTCTACAGTTGATTACGGTACAGTATTTCCTACTGTACAAGATGTTGTAGATTTCTTTTATGGTTATTCTGCATACTTAGAAGATGCAGGCTTTGTATTTGATAACTATGATAACGAAAATCAAATTCTTCATGATTGGGATACATCTATAAAAGAATTTGTATTCTGGACAACACAAAATTGGGCAGCTGGTACAGTTATTTCGTTAAGTCCGGGAGCAACAGAATTTAGTGTTGAGATCGATTATACAAACGTTGATGATTTGTTAAATGACTTCTATGATTATGAAATTTATAATAGTTCAGGAACTAGAATCAATATCAATGACTTAAATATTTCACGAAATAATAGTAAGTTTAGTATATCGTCTAATAACGATGACGGTATATATTTTGCAAGATTGCACCTTGTACAAACAGAACACGTATTATTAATTGATAACAAAACAGTGTTTAACGACATTATATATGACACACCTGCAGGATACAGACAAGAGCGTATTAAGGTTCTTGGTTATAAAACTGTATTGTGGGATGGTGGACTAACAACCCCTGGATTTATTTACGACGAAATAGTAATTAATAATTGGGAACCGTTTAACCAATATAGAATCGGTGATATTGTTAAGAACAAAGAATTCTTATATAGTGCTAAGAAAAAAGTAGTATCTGCAGAATACTTTGACGAGGCTAATTGGACACAATTAAGCGGAGTGCAAAAAAGTCAATTACTTCCTAACTTCGATTATCGAGCAGAACAGTTTACAGACTTTTTTGATTTAGACACCGATAATTTTGACTCGGAGCAGCAGCGTTTAGCTCAACATACAATTGGTTATCAAAAACGTAAATATCTTGAAAATATTATTAACGATGATGTAAGTCAATACAAATTTTATCAAGGAATGATTCTTGACAAAGGTACTAAGAATGTACTTACTAAGATGTTTGACAAACTAAGTTCAGCTGATAAAGAAAGCTTAGAGTTCTACGAAGAATGGGCGATTCGAGTTGGACAGTATGGCGCAGTTGATAGTTTTGTCGAAGTAGAATATTTGATTGATGAGAAAAAAGTTAGACTAGATCCACAGCCGTTTGAATTAGTTAACATAAAAGATAGTTCAAATACTGATTTAGTATATCGCTTTACTAATGATGAAGCGTATGTAACCTATGACGGGTATACAAATACACCATTTAAGAAAACAACTAAGCTTCCGAACTTTATTCGAACTGCTGGCAATGTAGATAGTGATGATGTTACATTTAGTGTTAAAGAAACTACTGACATCTTAAATCTAAATATTGACGATTTTAGAGTAGGTTCAACTGTTTGGGTAAGTTTCTACGGAACAACTTGGAATATTTTAAGGTTGCAAGACACTAGTTCGAATGTATTGTCTATTTCTCCGTCCGGTAAAGACGTTATTGTTACTCTTAACAAGATTGTAACACTAACAGTTGGAGATATTGTAGGAATTAAAAATGTTTCAGATGAAGCTGATAAGTTTTACAAAGTTAAATCAATAGCTGATTATACAGTTACATTAGAAACAGATAAACAGTTAGATAATGCAATTGACATGGAAGACAGCAGCTTAGGAATTTTCTATAATTTTGTAGATGCTAGAATACCTAATATAAGCAAACTAAACGAAATTACTCCAGATGTAGGATTTCAGGACGGTGAACTAGTTTGGGTAGATGGCGAAGATGGAAATTGGAAAGTTTATCAAAAGAATAAAGTATATAACACAACAGAATTACTTGGATCGTCAACTAACGAAAACACTCAAGGTACTTACGGCGCTGCTGTTGCAGTAGATGCATATAATAGAGACTTTATTGTTGCTGATCCTTCTGGCGAAACTACTACTCCGGTTCCTGTATACGAGTCAGACGGAATAAATGTTGACAGATATGTAACAACTTCTAAAAGTGCAGTCTATGTATACGCAAGATCAAATGATATAACTGCGCATAGATTAATTCAGACTATTAGACTTCCAGACAACCTTAATAAGATAATATTTGATATACCGCTTAATGATCGTCTTGAGCAGCCTTTATATAAAGGGTACGGAAAAGTTATTTCTACCTCACTAGATACTAAGTTCTTAGCAATTGCTATACCAGATGCAAGTAACATTCCGTCAGACTTTACTGGAGAATGGAGCGCATTAACTACTTACGCAGATGACGAAGTTGTACTATATAATGGAGTTCTTTATCAGGCAACTGAAGATGGCCTTAATAGTACTCCTCCAAATTTAGTATCAGCTTGGGAAGCAATGGGACATAACCCAATTGACGGACAAGCAATTACTAATAGCGGCCTTGCTAATCAAGGTTGGGTTGGTATGTATATTAGATCAGGAAGCGGAAGTTATAGTAATTTGTTTAATATGCAATCTCCTATTCCTCAAGCAAATCAGCGCTTTGGCGAAACAATACGTATTGAAACAGTAGCAGCTAACGATTATAGAATGTTTGTTAGTGCGCCGGGACATAACGGAACTGGCCAAATATTTGTATATGATTGGAATTTAGCAACTGGCGGCAAGTGGGTTTGGCAACCAACTAAATCGTTGCCTGCAATTGACAGAGCAACTGGAACAGATAACGTAGAAGTAATTAGTACTGCTATGGATTACGGCTATGATGTAAAAACATCTAACTCAGGAAATCGAGTATTTGTAAGTGCTCCTTATGCAAACAATGTACACTTTGAAGAATACAAAGGCAACTATAATATAGCTATTGCATATGCAATAGATAATGTTATAAAGTATTCCGGCGATTACTGGAAAAAACTAACAGTTAGCGCAGCAGGAACAACTCCAGTTGCAGGTATTAACTGGGAAATGTTGTCAGTCGATAGTGAAGGAGCATATGGTAAATTATATGTTTACGACTATGTAGATAATACATATCAGTTAGCACAAGTTATTAGTGAGTTTAATCTTGACAATACAGAATCTACTATTAGTGATGCATTTGCAAAAAGCATTGACGTAACACCAAGTGGTAATACACTTGTAATTGGTGTTCCTAATTATGATAGTGATCAGGTAGATACTGGCAAGGTAATTGTATTTAATTATGTTGAAAATGCTTATAGCATAACACAGACATTAACAGGTAACGCAACAGAAAATCAAGAGTTTGGTCACAAAGTAAGTATTAGTGATGATACATTAGCAATTGGATCTCGTAGAGGAAACCAAGTAGATAGAATCACTATACTACCAGAAGGAACGACTTTTGACTCTGATGCTACATATATCTCGGATATCTATACTGATACTGGTAAAGTAGATGTTTATAGTAGATACCAAGGAAGCTTTACATACGAAGACACAATTATACTAGGTGATAAAGATTTATACGACCTAGGCTCAGTATTAATTGCTAATAACAACCACGTAATTGTCGGCGTTCCGAACTATAACGAATACTCAGGTGGTGTTATTGACTTCTGGAAGCAATATGGTTCTTCAAGTTGGAAAACACATAGACAAGCAATATTTCCTGCAGATGTAACTAATATTAAGAGCTCGTTCTTATATGATACTAGAAAAAATGTTTTAGCTAAAGAGCTAGACATTATTGATCCATTACAAGGAAAAATTGCAGGCCCAGCAGATCAAGAAATTGATTATAAAACTTTCTGGGATCCAGCAGTGTATACAATAGGTTCTGATACTGTTAATGTAGACGAGACTGGCGCCTGGGACGCATCAAATATTGGCAAAGTGTGGTGGGATTTATCCACTGCTAGATTTGTTAACTATCATCAAAATAGTGCCCTTTATCGAGCAAACAATTGGAGCAAGTTAAGCGAGTTTGCTAACATCGATGTCTACGAATGGGTAAGTTCAAAATATAAACCAAGTACTTGGGATGAATTATCAGCTAGTGATAATGGTCTTGCATTAGGAATATCCGGAGTATCTAAATATGGAGATACAGTTTATTCAGTAGCTAGAGAATATGATACGGTATCTAAAAACTTTACCCAAAAGTATATGTTCTGGGTTAAGCAAAAAACAACTACTCCTAATATCGAAAATAGACAACTATCTATTTCGTCAATTGCAGCTCTCATAGCAGATCCAAAAAGTCAAGGATATGCTCATATTGCTATTACAAGTGATAACAGCTTTGTATTATATAATTGTAAGCAATTCTTAAATGATAACGATGTTGCTTTAAACATACGTTTTTGGAATACAGAAGTTACGGATAGAAATATCCATAGACAGTATCAAATCTTAACAGAAGGTCTTGATATAAGTTCACCTAACGACACAATTATTAATAAATGGTTTGATAGCTTAGTTGGATTTACTCCAGAAGGACTAGCTGTGCCTAATCCTAATTTGAGTGTTAAGCAGAGTTATGGTATTTTAAACAAGCCTAGACAGGGTATGTTTAAAAATAGACTAGAAGCTTTCAAACAATTAATTGAGCAGACAAATTATGTATTTTCTAAAAACATATTAGTTGATGACTTTAACTTAGCACCATTTTTTGAAAAAGAACCACTGCCTAATGAATTTTCTAGACTGTACGATTTAAAAATTAACGATGATCTAGAACTAAGTCTTATTGCTACAGGTAAACTAGCAGCAGCTGAGGTAGATCTTAGAATCGAAGACGGCAAAATAGTAGACGTAATTATTACTAATGCCGGACGTGGTTATCTAACTCCGCCTGCAATTACAGTAGTAGGACAAGGCGACGCCGCTAAACTAGAGTCTTCCTTAGATGCATTTGGTAGAATTTCTAGTGTAACTATTAAAAATGCCGGAAGTGGATATTTAGACGACACATATGCAAGTGTAAGACAATACACAGTTTTAAACACAGACGTTAACAGTACCGGTAAATGGGGACTTTATAATTACAGTGCTAAAAGTAAGTCTTGGCAAATTGTTAGAATGCAGTCGTATGATGTTACTAAGTATTGGAATTATAAAGATTGGTATGCTGAAGGATTTGACGAAAATACTCCGATTGACTTCTTAATTGACGGCTCGTTCCAGTTAGCAGATATAACTCCTAGAATTAACCAATTAGTAAAAATTACTAATATTGGTAGCAGCGGACAATGGTTGTTGCTAAGAAGAAATGCTCAATCTAACGAAGGTGATATTAATTTAAATTATCAAGTTGTGGGTAGACAGGATGCTACTATAGAAATTTCTAATGCGCTATATGATTATAATGAAAACGTATTAGGGTATGACGGAATTAGTTATGAGGAAATTGCATACGATAGTATTCCGATTACTGAATCTAGAAAAATTCTAGAAGCATTGCGCACTAACATATTTGTAGACAATCTACAAGTTGAGTTTAATAACTTGTTCTTTAACACTGTCCGTTATGTATTAACAGAACAGTTAGCAGTTGATTGGATATTTAAAACAAGTTTTGTAAAAGCAAAACACAATGTTGGCGAGTTGGATCAAAGAATTACTTACAAAAACGATAGTCTTGCTTCTTATGAACAGTATGTTAATGAAGTAAAACCGTATAGAACAAAAGTTAGAGAATTTATAAGCAACTATACTAAAACAGAAACAGTTAATATGTTAACTTCTGACTTTGATTTACAGTCTAACAACAATATTAGAGTAATTGATAATCAATTACAACTAAATGGAAATACTACACTTGATGTATATCCTAACAAGAGTTGGAAAGATAATCATACATATGGCGTTGCATCTATTGAAATTCAAAATGCAGGCTCCGGTTATCAAACTGCTCCTGAATTAACTATTATCGGCGGCGGTGGCACAGGTGCCGCTGCTCGTGCATTCATTGGACGCAATGGAAGTATTACTAATATTATTATGACAACTAACGGGACCGGTTACTACTCGATGCCAGAAATTGTTATTAACGGGTCTGTTGATGATACTGGCACCGCAGCTAGATTGGTTGCTATTTTAGATAATAGTACTATTCGTAAGAATGATATTACAATTAAGTTTGACAGAATAACAGGCGATGCTGAAGTTACAACACTTGATGTTACTGAGACTTTCTTAGGAACTGGCATACTAACAGCATTTAATTTAAAATGGCCAATTGATGTAAGAAAGGGTCTTGCTACTGTTACTATTAACGGAATAGAATTATTAGAAAGTGAATTTACTGTATCTAATAGTTCTGCATTTGAAAATGGGTTAACTACTACAACAGGTCACATAGAAATTCCTAGTCCTCCAGATGCTGCATCAACACTTGTAATTGAATATAAAAAAGATATTGGGACTTTAACAGCAGCAGATAGAATTAATTATTATTATGATCCTGCGGTAGGACAATTATCTAAAGATACTAGTGCGTTAATGAGAGGCGTTGACTATGGCGGAGTTAGTGTAACAGGATTTGGATTTGAGCCATCAGGTGGCTGGGGAACAGACGGAACAACTTGGGACAATGTTAACTGGGAAGGCAGCGACGAAGCGTTTACTGACATTACAGTTTATAGTGACTTATCAGAAGTAGTGTATACGTTTGCTACTGCTCCAGAAGTTGGCGAAACTTGGAATGTTTATGTAAACGGCATAAGAATTGATGCATCGAACTTTGTAGCAGCTACGGGTAATATAGTAATGCAATCTATTGTCGGCGATGGTATAACAACTGCATTTACTATACCAATATCTAATGTACCTTCGATTGTTACAGGTGACGGTACTGACGATCAAATAGTTCTAAGACGCATTAATAGCGATGGTAGCTTTATTCCAGTTGGTGTAGATATTGACAGTGTTATTGACGGCCGAGACTTAGGTTATACTCAAGCAACAGGATACAATCCTGAAGATATTAACATTGACGGCGACGGATTTGTTACTCCAACTACAAGTAGTAGTCTAGAAGAACAGCTATCAGGACATGTATCAGAAGCAATTGACATGTATGTGTATAATTTAGCTAAAAGTGGTGGTCCACAGGTTAACAGTATTAGTTATGTTGCAGACGGCAGCACTAAAAGTTTTGCATACATTTCAGACCCACAAAGTGAAGATGCACTAATTATTAAAGTTAATAATAAGATTCTTCGCCCTACTGATTACAAGTATACTCCAAATTTTGCTGCATACACTGATTTCTTAGTAGCGTATGAAAGTAATTTAGCAATCAAGCAAACAAGGCTTCCGATAGCCCAGGCTAGTTTGTTAGAGTCTACTAATTCACTTACAGCACTAGACGATCAGTTAACAGATATACTTGCAGAAATAACTCAAATAAACATTCAGCTTAGTTTCTGGAATAACGAAGTAGTGTTCTATACCTCAGAAGTAGCAAGAATAGATGGAGAAATAGCAGCAGCTGATCCACTATCTAATCAGTTTATAATTCTTCAAGGTGAGAGAACCACTGCACTACAGCAGCTTTCAGCAGCACAAAATGAAGTTAGCAATTATCAAGATGATTTACAAATAGCAGAGGATACTAGAGACAGTATTTCTGCTAGTGTTCCTGCAATTGAAAACACAATTGCAACACTTACAAGCGAAATTGCAACACTTGAAACTGACATTGATACACTTGAAACTGATATACAATCTGTAGGTGATTATCTAATTAATCCAGGAAAAACAATTATCTTAAATACTACTCCTGTTGTTAATGATGTTATTACTATAATGACATTTGGCACTAATGGTAATGATATTATTTTAATTGACAATTTCATTGGCGACGGTAGTACCAGTGAGTTTGTAACTCCTCTTAAATATACTGATGCATTAAGAGTATTTGCAACAGTTAATGGCAAGCAGCAAACTCCTAGAGTTAAAGAATCAACTGACGAATACGAAGAAGTAGGCAGATTAGTATTAGAATTTGATCCTACTCCGGACGCTAATGCTACAGTTAAGTATACTGTGTACAATAACGAATCACCTGATTATAGTTACATACAGAAGCAAAATATAACTACTGACTTTAGTACACTTGCTTATAATTTAGATGATACGCCATATGGTGCATCACCTAGTGCAAACTTCATAGTTGCATTTAAAGGAGATAAATTACTAAATGGAGGCTATACACAAACTGCAATAACAACAGCAAGCAATGCTTATCAAGTAGATTTAAGTGATTTTGCAGATGGTGAATTTAGTGCAGATCACGTAGAAATTTATGTCGAAGGCCAACAAAAAGCACTTGGTGTTGATTATCAAATTGACTTCGGATTAAACACTATTGATTTTATTCCAGGAAAAATTACAGCAGGCCAAGAGCTTAAAATATTTATAATGACTCGTGCTGACTATTATGTAATTAATAATCAATTTGTATTAGCAGCAAATCCTGAAGATAACGAAGATATTATGATAATGACATTCTTTAACACTGATGTATTTGATACAAATCATGTATCTAAGAGCGTACTATCACGTCGTAGTCTAACAATAGATAGTAAATGGTACAGAAGTAGTGTTGCAGGTAATGCAGGAATTATTTTACTAGATAGCGCAGTATCAAATGAAAACTATGTAATGATTGCAATTAATGGCGATGTACTAACTCCGCATAGAGATTATCGTTTAATTGAAAACGGCACTGCGGTACAAGTTGATATTGCACGTAATATTAACAGTACTGATAATTTTTATGTAATTGTGTTTGACTATGATCCTGTAGAAAAGAGTATTGCGTTTAGACAATTTACTGATAACTTAAACAGAACGCATTATAAAGCAATTAACAATACTAAGATGGCCAAATTAGCTGCACCATTAAATTGGTATGATACATCGATTAATGTTGATGATGCAAGCAATTTAGATACTCCTAATCCTAGAAAAAATATTCCGGGAATTATCTTTATAGGTGCTGAACGCATAGAATATATGCAAAAGAATGGGAATGTATTAAGTCAATTACGTCGTGGCACAGTGGGAACAGCTACCCAAGCAGTATATCATATAGATACTGAGTTACTTAATCAAGGTAAAAGCTTAACAATTGATTATACAGACACTGAAATGACTTCGATATTTTATGGAGACGGATCGACACAAGAGTTTTTACTTCCATACGCAGTTACGGTAAATACAAGTACAGTAAGAGCAAATAACAAATGGAATCGAATACATGAAACTGATATTAATGTTGCAGATATTCCAGACAGTTATGGCCAAGTAGACGATATTGAAGTCTTTGTAGGAGGTAAGCGTTTGTTAAAAGTACCATGCACATTATACAATCCTAATAAGGATCAATTAAGTCCAGCAGGCGACAGCGCACTTCCGGCAGACTTTAGTGCAACTGTTCCTCAATTAAACAATGCAGGTAGTAAAATACCAGTACCGATAAGATTTACAGTGCCGCCGGCAATGGGATCGAAGATTGTCATTAAGCGTAAACAAGGCGTAATTTGGCAAGAACGCGGAGAATCATTAGCAGATGCAAAAAATTCAATTGCTAAGTTTTTACGTGCTCAAGAAGTTTCGTTTCCAAAATAAATACAATATGGTAGAGAGAAAAAAATGACAGCTATAACTGAACCAAGTGGAATACACATAGAAGGCCACATTAAAATATTTGACCCTAGTACTAAAGAGGTACTAGTAGATAAGCGAAATGCTATTCATTATGAAAATATGAGTATTGCACTAGCAGAAAGTATTGCTAATGCAGGCCAAGGAAATATATTTGAAATGTCCTTTGGAAACGGCGGCACTGCTGTTGATCCTACAGGTATTATTACTTATTTGACACCTAACTCAACAGGAACTAATGCAGGGTTGTATAACCAAACATTTAGTAAGGTAGTAGACGACCGCAGTACTGAAAATTTAGATCCGTTGAGAAACAAAATTGAAACAAGACACGTTACTGGCGTTAACTATACTGATATAGTAGTTAGTTGTTTGCTAGACTATGGTGAACCAGAAGGTCAAGATGCTTTTGATAACTCTACCGACACAGAAGCATTATTTGTATTTGACGAACTTGGATTAAAAGCAAAACGTATTACAGGCGATAACTTATTAGTTACTCATGTTATTTTTCACCCTGTACAAAAATCATTAAACAGGCTAATACAAATTGATTATACAGTTCGTATTCAAAGCTTGTCAGGGGGCGGTGAGGTCTAAACATGGCATATACTATTAATTTTAGCGATACTACTAAAGAACCGATTGTTGTTGACGATCTTACTATTAACGAGCAAACTGATTTAAGTTTCATCGGAAAAAACACAGCAGGGTATGCTGTTGCAACCGGCGAGAACTTTTTACATCTATTAGAAAACTTTGCTAACATTAATTCTCCGGCTAATCCTGTTGAAGGACAGATGTGGTATAATACTGCTTCAAACGTATTGAATATTTTTGATAGTACACAATGGGTCGAAAGTGGCGGCCTTAAAAAGTCAAGTAATAAACCAGCAGCAGCTTCTAGTCAAGAAGGCGATTTATGGGTAGATGCAGGAAGTAAGCAGCTATATTTGTTTGCTAACGGTGCTTGGATCTTAGTAGGGCCACAGTTTAGCGAAGGTAATAAAACAGGCGTTGTTGGCGAAGCAGTAATAGACGTTAACGATAATACTTACAATGTTGTTAAAGTTTTTGTTAGTAACGAATTAATAGCAGTACTTAGTGCAGCATCTGAATCAGCTACAGTCCCTTATATTAGACCAAGAACACAAATACCCGGCTTTGAAGTATTATATAAAGGCATTACATTAAAAAATAATGCAGCGTCTCCGTTTAAGTATTACGGAACAGCTGAAAGAGCTGAAGCATTAAGTGTTGCAGGTAGTACAATTACTGCTGATAAATTTTTAAGAAGTGACATTAGCGGAGCAATACAGGGCAACTTGCGAGTTAAGTCAAATGCAGGCGTATTTTTAGGCGAAGAAGGCACCTTCAATTTAGGAGTGTCTGGTGCAAATGCTATATTAACAAACTCTGTAGACGGCGCAGATATTAGTTTTAGAATAAACAACGCTGGCGTTCAGTTATCTCCATTAACTATAACAAATACCGGAACAGTATCACTAACTGGAGCAATGACAGTTGCAGGAGTTACAAGTTCAGCAGCAGTCAATGTTACAGATACCGAAGTTAGTACCAATGCTCAAACAGGAGCAATACGTACTGCTGGAGGCATTGGTGTAGCAGGACAATCGTATTTTGGCAACACACTTGATGTTGCAGGAAATTTAACAACAACTAATATTGTAACAGCTGGTCAAGGTATTCATGACATAGGTAGTACAACCAATAAGTTTGCAAATGTATATGCTACTACTGCTAATATAACAACAATTAATGCAGACACTATTACAGGTAGCAATTTAACTATCGAAGGTAATGTTGATAGTGCAACACAACTTGCTAACACTACTACATTTAGAATTATCGGAGACTTAACAAGTGACGATATAACATTTAACGGAACTGCTAATGTAGTTAGTGGCGAATTTGTTCAAGAATTTACTGCTGCATTAGGTCCTGATTTAATTAGTAATAAACAATTAATAGCACCTGCTAATATTACTAAAAATACTGACGAGTTATTAATTAATGTTGTAGGCGATTCATTAAAGAAAACAACAGTTAGCAATATACTTAGTTTAGTACCAACAATGCCAGTAGGGTGTGTAGTGCCTTGGGCAGGTGATTGGACAGTAGTATCTTCTAGACCTAACGGTTGGCTATTATGTGACGGTAGTCAAGTAAGTCAAACAAAATTTAATCAACTATTTCAAATGTTAGGTGGCGCAAATAATTTATATCCACAATTGACTGAAGCAAGTCCAGGAAACTTTTATCTACCAGATCTAAGAGGTCGTATGCCAATGGGTGTTGACACAATGAATAACGTTGAAGGACAAGGCGGCGGCACTGCTGGTCGAATATCAAACAACGCAGCTTCAGTAGTTGGCCGTTCAGGCGGCAGTGAATCTAAAACATTGGGTATTACTAACTTGCCAGATCACTCTCATAATATGAAAGACGGCGACGAGCAATTTTATGCATACCGAGACTTTAACACCGGAGATGCACAGATAACTTCGGCAGACTCTGGAACAACTACAGACGGCGGACAACTATTAGCAAACTCAGGCACAGTTGCTAACTTAGATGGATCAGACGTTACTACAGGGACACCATTGAATGTACTAAATCCGTACATGTCTCTAAACTTTATTATCTACGCTGGGGAAGTAACATAATGGCATATAGAATAAACAGAACAGACGGAACGCTTATTACCGAAGTAATTGACGGTACTATTGATAATAATAGTATTGACATTTCGCTTATTGGTAGGAATTATGCCGGCTTTGGAGAAATCCTAAACGAAAACTTTGTAAAGCTTCTTGAAAATTTTGCAAGTTCTACTAGTCCGAGTAACCCATTAGCAGGGCAGCTATGGTATGACAAGAATGAAAATAGATTAAAAATATATGACGGAACAACTTTTAGAGCAGGCGCTGGACCAATTGTTGCAGACACTGTTCCATCTGCTCTTGTTGCAGGTGATATTTGGATGGATTCTGATGAAGACCAAATGTATTTCTTTGATGGATCCGGTGAACCTACACTAGCAGGTCCAGTGTACGGTAAATCACAAGGACTTAGTGGCTTTGTTGTCGAAACAATAAAAGATAGTCAATTACAGCCAGTAACAATAACTAAACTTTATACAGATGGAATACTATTAGGTGCATATGCTCCTAAAAACTTTGATCCCTTAGCTGGACAAATTCCTGAACTAGGAAATACTTTATTCGCAGGGTTTAATGCTAGTACCCAGCAAGCATTTACAAACAACAATGTAACTGTTGATGTTGCTAAGTTTCTTCAAGATGCTCAAGGAATTAATAGAGATGCGGCACAGTTTTTACCAACTTATACAAGTGGTACCATTAATGGTAAGCTTACTGTTGCAAATAATCAAGGCATAGTAATTGGATCGCAAGGTCAAGTAACACATAGTATGAGTAGTGATAGATATAATATTATTAATACTAGAAGTAATCAAACAATGGCAATTGCTGTTAGTGTAAATGGTATTCGTGAAAACGCAATTACTATTGATACACCAAATAGAGCTCTTGGAATATTTTCTCCAACACCAGAGTACACTCTAGATGTAGGCGGCGATGCAAGAATTACAGGTAATTTAAGAGTTGACGGCGCATTAACAACCATTTCAACAACAGAAGTAGTAGTAGCAGACACTAATATAACATTAGGTAGCGGAGCAATTACTCCGGCTGATGTTAATGGCGGCGGCATTACACTTGCTGGAGCAGATGTTACACTTAATTATAATGTAGCAGACAATGGTTACTGGACAAGTAGCATTGACTTTGATCTTGGATTGGGCAAGGGCTATTATATCAATAATACTAGTGTACTTTCTAGTACAACACTAGGTGCAAGCATAGTAAATTCTAGTTTAACTAGTGTAGGAGTTCTTAACGGACTAACACTAGCCGGCGGCACAGGCATTACTATTAATGACAATCTTATTAACACAACTGGAACTTTAAATCTTCGAACTGGCGCAGGTGCAATAATCCTTGGCGAAGTTGGCGTAGCAAAGGCGCAAATTAAAAACCTAGCAGATCCAACAGTTGCTGAAGATGCTACTACTAAAGGATATGTTGACAGTTTAGTATCAGCAAACGCAGGTGTTAACACAGTTCAGGGACTTGGCGGCACAGTACGTATAGATTCAAATAAATTACCAGAGGGTGACCAAGGTAATGCTGAATTTTATAATGGTGTTGAGTGGGTAGACGCTACATATACTAATGGGTTAGACGGTTTAAGCATAGATCTTAATAGAAAGTATTATACAGACGAGCGTGTGCAAGCGTTCTTAACAAATAATAGTTATACAACTACAACATATGTAAACACTATCCGTGATAATATTATAGGAACACCAGTTCCGCCAAGTAATATGAACACATTGGCAGAAATTTCAGCAAGTATTAACAATATTGTAGACTTCAAAGGGTACGTTGATACCGAAGTTGCAACACGTATTAGTGCTGGTACTAATGTTTTTGCAGGTGCAGGCCTTGTTGACGCTGGTAATACACTACTAACTGGCGATGTTACTATTAACATTAGTGCAGGTAATGGTATTATTGCTACTGCTAACGAAGTACGTGTTGATATGACAGTGTTTGACACAGATGATTTAACAGAAGGCACAGTTAACTTATACTTTACAGCGTTGCGTTCTAGACAAGCATTGCAAGGCTCTACAGGCGTTACATATAACAACATTACCGGAGCAATTGCAATTGGGCAA